AATCTATAGGTCAAATATCAGAATCTATTATACTTAAATATATAGAAAACCAATGGAGACATTATAATTAAACCAATTCATCCCCCGTCTAAAGACAGAGGGCTTTCTTGGTTTGTTTTCGTAATAATTCCAATTGTGATTTATGATTAGTATTTTTAAATCTTCTATATAATAAATAAAATATAAATAAAATTATAAACATTGTGACCCAATTTAATAATAACGAACGACTCTCTTTAGTTTCTAAGTTTACTCTAGGTATTTCTACATTCAAACTTTCAATGTCTATCAAAGAAGGATTTTTACTAAATCTGTTTATCATATCTAAATCTACTAACGAAGGTTTAACCATAATATTATTAATTATACAACATAAAATTATAACGGTAACAAACCTTGTTCTTTAATTTGTTTAGAAGTAGCTGGATAACCAACTAAACCAGTGGGTCCAGCATATAAGGTATCGTATCTAGGTTTAGAAATACCATTCATCATTTCTTTTGTATAAGAATTGTAAACACCGTTTTTAGTCCATTTGTTACCAAATTGAGCTGTAGTATATTCAGAAGAATTTACTTTTCTAGGTACTTCATTATATGATTGTTTTAACCATAAGCCAGAATCTACAACATTTTGTTCGCTAAAAGTAGATGATACGCCTTTGTGAGGTCCTTTTTCAAATGCTCCTTTTCCTAAAGGATATAATTGGTATCCTCTAGCATTTTTAACAATACCGAAATCGCTAAATTTAAGAGATTTTAATTTGATATCTTTTTTGATATCAAACTTATTACTGTCTACATTTATTTTTTTAATATTTTTAAAATTTTCTAAACATTCTTTAGCTTTACTTTCTCCAAAACTATTGTTAGTTCCTAATATAGTTCCATAATTCATCCATAAAGCTTTAGGTTTTTTATTTTTCCCTTTAACCCAATCGCCTTTTTTGTTATCAAATTTATATGTAAGAAATCTATATCCTTTTCCTATTTTTTTAGCACCTACTAAATATAAATTATTATTAGCAGCCACTGTTTGTAGTTTTCCGAATTTATTTTCTAATCCTACATTGTATTCTTCCCATTGAATACCTTCTATGCCCAAAATTTCATATTCTGTTAACCCCGCATCTTTTAATAATTTTTTAGCAACTGTTTTATTTATTTTTTTATCGTCTGCTAAAAAATCTTTGCAAGCTCTTCCATCTTTTGATGTTTTTTTATTAAAAAGATATTTATCTTCTCCTTTTCCTCCCTTAATTGTTCTTAAAGTCCATTTTTTAGTTTTTATGTCATATTTAGATACTATAAAGAATTTCTTAGAATCCTTTTCTTTGTATCCTAGTACAGCACATCTTTTTCCTGACAATTCTTTAGATAATCCTTCTACATTGGCATCTATACTTAATTGTTCTATTTTATCTACTAACTGTTCTACATCTACTTCTACTTTTTTAGCTTCTTCTACTAATTTTACCAATTCTTTTTCATTTTTTATATCCCCGATTTTTCCTTCAACATCTAAAGATAATGTAGGATTAAAATGAGTTCCATTCCAAACAAAATACTTAACTTCTTGTCCTTCAATTGCGTGATCGTAATCATAAACAAATCCTTTATCTTGTTTTCTAGAACTTATAACTTTAAAATTAAATCCTAAACATATTTCAGCTAATCTTAAGGTATTGAAATCTCCCCATTTTCCATTTCCTTTCAATGTTTCTACTAATTCGCTAACTATTTTACCTTCTTCTATAACCTCTTTTGAAAATAACAAATTTATTTTTTTGTCTTCCATAAGTTTTTCATAACATCCAAATAATTCTTTTTTTATTTCTCTCCATTTGTCTTCATCTCCATATTTTACATAAGCCAAAGCTCTAAATTGACAATTTCCATCTCCAATTACTGCAATTTCTTCTAATTTTTTATCACTTAAAATTTTTGTTTGTTTTAAATATTTCGAAGATTTTTTACTTTCTTCACCTTCCAACTCTTTTTTAAGATTTGTACCACTTTTCCAAGGAGAACTATTAGTATAATCGGAATTTAAAAGTTGTGTATACAACGGCTGGTCTTTTATTTTTAAAGTAGATAAAAGATAATGAGCAGTACTGTAATCGATAGTTTCATTTGTCATTTTCTCACAGCTAACAATATTAGATACCCATGGGTTAATTCCGAAATGCCAACCTTTAGATTTTGTGAATCTAACTGATAAAAATTTGTTGTCATTACCAAAAGCTATTATAGCACAATTAGTGTTTTTTGTTTTTTCTAAAGCATCTTTAAGTATTTTGTTATTTTCAATAGGAATTTTAAATGTTTCGTCTAATGATAATAAATCTGGGTTAATAGATTTTATACATTGTTCAAGCTGTCTTTGGCCCATATGGTTAATAAGAAATCCCAATATTTGATCAACATTTTTTACGTTTTTAAGTTTATTTATAATTTCTTCTACTTTTGAAGCCATATCGTTTTATTCATAACAAACAAAATAAATATTAAAAAAATAACTAAAGAAAAGTACTGACATAAAGTTGTATAATTATTTCTTCTTTGTCTTCTATTACGTTTTCTTCTTCTTCCTTTTTCAATTTGTCCGATTCTTCTTGAAATTCTTTTATTTTTTTAATTTTTTCTTCTTCAGATATTCCTTGACGCAGATGTACTAGAGTCTGTACTTTATTATCCAATTGTTGTTTTTTCTCTTTTATATCTTCTTCTTTATTTTTGTATACTTGTACCTGATGTTCTTTTATTTTAAGAACTGTTTTATCTATTTTAGAATCATTAACATCTATATTTTTTAATATTATATTTAATAATATGTCCTTTTCTTTTAAATGAGGATATAATTCTTCTGAATATATTTTTAAAAACGACAAAATCTGTTTATGTATATTATCGTTATTTAACAAATTAGTTATATTTTTCATTTGTACATTAAAAGTTTTTTGGTCCTTCAAATTTTTAAAATATTCTAGAACACACCCCGATAAATGTTCTAAAACACGTCTCTTCTTTTTTATATCTTTAGAAAAAAGAGTCTTTAAAACACCTTTCCTTAATAAGATATCGTTATTTCTTGAACTATCTATTAATTTTTTTAAATTATTATTTTCAGTTTTGTATTTTTCTATATCTATATTATCTACCCCACATTCTATATTTTCATTGATTATATAATCGTAAGTTATATCAGATTTGTCTTTTTTTGTCGGATCAAAATCCAAAGTTGTTGTTTTACAAAAATCAAATTTTATAGTTAAATCTTTTTCAGATATTTTTTCTTCAATTTGATAAAATTTAAATTTTTCATCTTTTTCGAAATTAACATTTCTTGGAAAGGTTTCGAATTTTTTAGCTTTAATAATTTTTTTATTAACATATTTAAACCCTTTTGTTTGATTTTCATAATAAATAACGTATTTACCGTCCCATGTTGTTTCTTTGTTATCAAAAAAAGGAACAATTATTTCATTAAGTCTTGTTAAATTTCCATAATGATTTAATTCACAATCAACTGCTGATTTTTTCATATGATATTCAAAATTTCTAGATAAATTTTGTTTAATAGTAGATTTATTTTTAATATATTGTTCGATAGATAAATAATTTAATCCAAAACCGTTCAAAATACCAAGTTCTTTAGCGGAGAATAGACTTTTGTTAGATATTTTAGAAGGATAAGACGGTAAAATAGTAGTATGATAATATATATTTACATACCTTTCTTTTATAGGTAAATCTACGTGACTATTCATACGGACAGCTCTAGCTTCAATCTGTTTTATTCTAGATTCATTCCACCAGGGATTTACTATATGTACATCTCTGACATTTTTAAAAGAAATACCTTCCATAACAGCCTTTGTTCCTAAAACTATCTTAATCAATTTTCCGTTCTTATTGTTACTATGGTTAAAATATTTTTTTACACATGCTGAAAATTTTTCTTTATCTTGAATAATTTCTCCACTCCATATAACATATCTAAGATTAGTGTCATTTTTAAATATTGTATTTATATTTTTGTCTTTAGATAAAGGATTAAACTCTCTGAATCCTATAGAATTTAATATAGTAGCTATAGCTTTGACTCCGTACCATAAAAAGTTAGAATATAAGAAAACTGACCCGGGTGAGGTTATAACCTGTTTAACTATTTCAGCATATTTTACACTATAATTATTTTCTACAAAATCTAGTACATCCATTTCATTATTTCTACGGACATATATATCCTTCAAAGTTTCTAGAAGTTTTTCTTGTTGCTTTTTATTTATTTTAACTTTGTCATTATCTGTGAGTTTTTCGTTTCCTATTGTATCTTTTTTAATGATATTTTTCATTTCCTGGGGTGTTAAATCAGGAAGATATAAATTGCAAATTTTTTGCGAACGTATAAAAAATACTCCTAATGAATTGTCATCTTCCTTAGAAACTTTATTTTTAACATCACTTATAAAATCTTTTTGTTTCTTTTTCTTCTTATCAGCAGTTAGTCTTTCCAATTCTGATATTAACGCACTCATATAATTGGTGTATTGCTCTCCTTTAGTATTAAATCTATGAGGAACTGTAATTATTCTTTTAAATGGAAATTTTCTAGGATTTCCGCCACTGAAATACGACACGTACCCGTATAACATAAAATCTAAAAGTTCTTTATTTTTCACAGTTTCTTCTTCTTTATTTACAAAAAGTTCATTAAAATCTTGTTGATTATTTGGAAAATTTATTCTAGGTTTTAATAAATTCAAAGTTAATCCTAATTCAAATGGTTTGTCGTAAATAGGTGTAGCAGACAATAATAATATTTTATTATCAGGGTGTATATGATATCTTATAGCTCGTATAAGCTTACTGTACATTAACCCACTTTCACTTATTAAATTTTGAACTTCGTCAATTATAATTAGATGTCCAGGATTTTGTAGTTTTTTAAGAAGAGGTTGAACAATTAAATTAAAACCTTCAGATTCTAATGGTTGTTTGAATAAACTATTTACAAATTTTTGATGACTCATAACCGTCCATAAACGATCAACTTTATAATTACCTATTTCGTTAAGTTTAGAACTTTTAGAAACAGTTTTTCCTTTAACAATTTTACTTTTTTGAGAACGTTTGTAATATTGTTTATTTCCTTTTATAATTACTTGCTTAGAACATTTTCCTGTAATTTCCTTTTTATATTGTGGAACAACTTGAGAAGGAGCTACTACTATAATACTTTGAAAATTTTTAGGAACTGTTTTATCAGAATTTGAATAATTATTATATGCTTTATAAGCTTCTCCTACAATAATAGAAACACATGTTTTCCCAGATCCCATCATCATATATGCCAAACAACCATTAAAATTAGTATGACCATTTAAAAATTTAGAAACAAATCTTTGTGCTGGATGTAACTCAAAATCAGAAGAAAAATTTTGCTTAAAATTGGTATTTAAATTAGTAGTACATGTTAATCTATTATTATTTAGAAAAATATCTTCTTCTTCGTTATCTTCTTCTTTATTGTCTTCTATTTTCTTTATATAATCTTTAGGGAAAACAAAAGGTGAATTTCCATCAAAAACTTTATTATCATTCCCGTATACATTATTTATAAACTTTCTAAACTCTTTTGGTTCAAATTTTTCATTATTAAAATTAGGAAAATGATACTTTTCACATGGTAATTGTGTTTTAATTCCTAAAAAATCTATACAATTTTTTTCCATCATAATCTTTGATAATAATAAATAAATTATTCTGGTATAAAATACAATAATAAAGTATTTATATAAAATATAAAATGGATAACTCTGATATAAAAATATATTTATTTTTATTGACAACAAGTTTGGTAGTAAATTTGATATTATCGTATATATCTGTAAATTTGTTAAACCAATCGTTTAAATCTCAAAAAAAAGGAAACATTAGAAATAAAACAGACATACACACTGACAAAATAGTTTATATATATTTTATTTTTTCAATTATGTTATCATCTTGTTTGTTCGTTTATGTATTGTATTTAGCAAAGTATAAAAATTGTTACGATTTATACAATCCTGTTGTAGTTTTTCTAATCATAAGCTTTATAACTAGTATTTTAACTTGGGATCTCATAAATAGAAGTGACAATATAAATATAGAAATAAACAAAGATCTTATATATAAAAGAGAATTTGCTATGATATGTACATTTTTATCTTTATGTTCTACCATTTTAATTTTATGTAATTAATTTAAAAAAATACAACAATGTAAAGTAATAACTGATATGTCTTGTCAAGTTTGTTACGAAAATAAAAATTGTATAAAAAGTTTTTCTTCGTGTTCTTTAGAACAATGTAAAGATTGTATAGTAAAATGGTTAAAAATAAAAGATCACAAAATAACTTATAATTGTCCTCAATGTAGAAAAGAATTAGTTTATATGTATATAGATGAAGACGAAAATGACTTATTTTCAAAATGGTGTAGAAATAATCCAGACGTAGTAGATAAAATATATAAAAAATTTCAAACATACGATGACGAAAGTCAGATAGATATTATGACTGAAGCTAACATACAAAGTGATATGGCTAATATATCAAGACATTTGAGAGGAAATAGTACATTAACCTATAGTTATACAGACGTGTTTACGACTACTGATATAGAAGACGTTAATGCCGGTGTTATAACTGTAGATAACATACCTATAAGTATGTGGCACAATGATTAATATAAATCAATATAAAGACAAATCCGTTTTAATATTAATACCATGAATGTTCTTAAATTAAAATTAGATGAAAATAGTTCTCAAGAAGATATTTTCGATTTTTGCGATGACATGTGGGTCAAAAATGGTACAAAATTCGTAAAAGTTATTTTTTTTATGAGAGACGAAGAATGTGGGAAAAATAATAAAAAATTATTTCATAATTGTTTTTTATGGTTATACAACAAACATGGGAAAATTTTCTATAAAAATCTGTCTCATATATTAGGTATATACAATGACGATAGTTTATCTTCGGAAAAAATTAAAATGATGATGAAAAATGATTTTGAAATTCATCTTAAAGAATTAAACAATTATATAAAAAAGGAATATCAACAACCTTTTATAGAATCGTGGATTTCTGAAGCTAGAAATAAATTTTTCAACTTGTATCCTATACCAAAGTATGGAGATCCTAACGATTTAATAATGATTTTGAAATATATAAAAAAATACAACAAAATCTCCGACATTGTAAATACAGATGTATACAAATACATTTACAATATTTTTAATAATTGTGTTTTAAAAAATGAAATAAACAAAGATTGGTTTTTTTTTCTTGAAAATCTGGAACAAAACGAAAAATATACTAAAATAAAAGAAGATAATTATATACCAATTTCTTTTGAAGAAAGGTTTAAATTTATAAATTAAAAGGTATTTGAAAATAGTTGATTTGCTATATCTTTTTTGTTTGAATCGAAAAAAAGGGACAAAAATAATATACCACTTACAAGCATTAAAGTAAGTAAAACGGTTTTAGCTATATTTATTTTATCCATACTTATTATACAATCAGATTCTGAATGTTCTGTCATAGTTACAATTAATAAATAAAATAATTTTATTTTATTTTATTTTTATTAGTTATATCTTCCAATGACAAAATTTAATACAATTGTCATAGGCTTAGAAAACGAACTTAATCTTTGTTATTTTAATTCAATTTTACAACTTTTATTTAATATACCACAATTAAATAAATTTATTATAAAAAAAAATGAAATAAGTGTAACAAATAATAAAGAAAATTTCGTACAAGTATATAAGTCTATAATAAATATATTACATTCGGATAATATTATAGATGACGAAAATGTGTTAAATATAGTTGGATTAAAAGATATTTTAGGAGAAATAATTCCATATTATAAAGAAGATAAACAACAAGATGCACAAGAAACTTTATTGCATATATTAGATATCATACATTTTGGTTTGACAAATAAAGAAAAAATAGAAATACCTTCAATAATTAGATACGAAATTTCAGATATTCCTATGGAAAAATTGAGATACTATGCACTTCATTGTTGGAACGAAAATATAAAAAAAGAAAATTATTCTATTGTAAGTAACCTATTCAAGGGTCAACTTAGATCTAAAATAACTTGTCAAGAATGTTATACAGAAGTTAACAAATTTGAAACATTTAATATGATAACATTACATTTACCAGACGAAATGGATAATATAAGTATAGAAGATTGTATTAATTCTTATTGTAAACCAGAATTCTTAAATAATGACGAACTTTACGAATGCGAAACATGTCATCGTAAAGTAGAAGCGTTTAAGGACATATCTTTTTGGAGATTACCTAAATATTTATTTATACATTTTAATAGATTTATACAAAAATATGAAGACGATGAAATAAGATTGATAAAAAATAATAAAAAAGTTTCATATCCTTTTTCTAATTTAAAACTTCTTAACGAATATTTAAAAGATGGTAATACTTCTTCATATAAAATAAATAGTGTCATAAAACATCATGGGTCTGATATAAATAGCGGACATTATACGTCATATATAACAAAAGATAATATCAATTTTCATATAGATGACGAAAATATAGAAATAGTAGAAGATTTAACAGATGAACCTTATATTTTAGTTTATGAAATGTCTTCTGATTAAATTTTCGTTTTATTTTTTAACTTTTAATAAAAGATAAGATAAATGGACTTAGAAGTAGACAAAAACGAAGAACACTGGCCACTAGTTATTTTAACATTAAAAGGTAATATAAAAAATGATAAAACATTTGAAAACTTATTAGAATCTTGGACGAATATGTATGTAAAATCCAGCGAAAGAAAACAAAGATTTAGATTATTAATAGATGCTAGACAAATATTAAATATAGACACGTCTTGTGGTATGGTTATAGGCAAATTTTTAAAACAAGTAAAACCTCTAACTGAAAGATGGATGGAAAAAACTGCTATAATAGTAGAAAGTAAATTAATAAATTTTATACTAAAAATAGTATTAATGTTTTATCAACCAGTTAGACCATTTAAAATTTTTGGAGACGATAAAGAAGCAGGTGTGTGGGTTTTAAACGAAGAAAGTGGTCAAGAAAAAGACATGTAAATCAAAGTGTTTTATTTTTAATTATATTTTCTAAGTATATATTAAATAAAAATAATGGCTTTTCAAGGAACTGGTTTAGCAACAAAATCTGGTCAAAATTATTTTTCATTTAATGCTAGAGATTCAGATGAAGGTAAATTACCACATATATCAGAATTAGTATTAGGAAGCGAACATACTTATATAATTGACAGTAGAAATAGAGATTTAAGATATTTTCCAGATCCTTCTAGGTACGATATTAATTTAGATGATGGTTACAAAAATGTTACAAGCATAGAACTTAAAGGAAGTATTTTACCAAAATCAGAATATAATGTAAATTCTTCTAATAATATGATACCATTTAACTTAGAAGATAACGTAACGAGTATAAGTATCAAAGATAAAGGGTATGGATATATTGACGGAGTCTACACTGCTGGAGACGCAGATCTATCAGTCCCATCTATTTCTGGAGGTACTCAAGCAACCATAACCGTAACTGTAACTAATAACGTAATTTCTAATGTAGTTATCACTAATGCAGGAACAGGATATTTAAGAGGTTATTATGGAAGTAATGGAAGTGAATTAGACGGATTTTATAAAAATACGTCAGGAATTTTCTTAGATAATATCCCAAGAGAATCAAGTCTTAGCTCAGAATTCAGAAATGCTACTTTAGAAGTTGTTATAGGAAATTTGTTGTTAGCTAAATTAAATTATGGACAATACCAATTCAGTAGTCCTAACGATTCAGATCCAGGACTTTGTAGAGAAGTTACCAGAGCTCTACAACAAGCAGTAGATGATTCTATAGCTAACGGTACTTTAGTTCCTGTTGTAGGAGGACCTTCTAATGGTGCTGAATATTTTCCGTATGCTACTACTGACAATGACGAAGGTAGTTGTTTTTTAAGTACTCCTAATGCTAATGCTTCTCCAAACAACAGAGTTAATATACAAAATGGTAAAAATGATGGTTCTTACAACCAAAGTCTATTTTTAGAACTTTTATGGCATTCTGTAGGAGAATACAGAGTAGATTATACTGCTAGAAAACTTTTAGGATTTGGTTCATATACTTATACAATGCCATTTCCTCCTATAGATCAAACATCTGGAGAATTATCTACACTTGTAGCTACAGGTGCTTGGACATCAGAACCTGTAACAGCTAGAAATGATTACAATTTATTGGACCATCCTGACTACGTTATTTTAGAAGTATCAAATTCTAATGTAGATTTTGACAGAATCGAAAGTAATAACGAACAATTGGAAAAATCTTATGCAGTATGTGTATTTGACGCAACAAATTCTAACGTAGTTTGGAGAAGTGCTCCAGCTACCACGCCACCTTCTGGTACAGGTGATTCAAATATAGCTTCTTTAAGTGTAAGTCCAGGACAAGTAAAACCTATTAAAGGTGCTGATTTTGATTCTAAAAAGATAAGTTTTTCTCAACCCATTTCTGAATTAAATTCCTTCAGATTAGAATTTAAAAAACCTAACGGAGAATATTATAATTTTCAAGGAAGAGATCACTTACTAATTATACAAATAGCAGCATCTGATATTAATACAGGTAACAGATTTTAATTAAATAATGCGATTATGTCTTCTATTTTAATATTTTCCATTTCATTTAACATAGTTTTTTTAGTTGTAAGTAAATTGTTACTATTTTTTTTATCGTTTCTAATTTTATAAGGTATAAATTTTTGCTTTTTTACTTTAAACTCTATAATTTGTCCACTTTTCATAGGACCTAAAACATTTACTTCATTTTTGTCTAAAGTAGCGTAAATTATATCTCTACCTTTATCCCATGTTATTAATTGGCATTTATCATCATTTGTAAAATTTATCTTAAAATCAATAGTATGTAAGTCTGGTGGTTTTAATTTAAATAATTCCCATTGAGTCTTAAATTTTATAGGCTCATTCACTGGGTAGAAAATAAATCCATCTTGTTTAATATTATTTTTCTTAACATGCTCCGTCAAAGATTTAATACAATTAATAGGAAAAAAATGTTTTAAACATATTCTAAACGAACAAGTCTCGTCAAAACAATAAGCCTTAGTCAAAAATATATCACAAGTTTTCCATCTATATTCCCAATTTTGTTCTTTGATATTTCCTCCTGCTATACATATAGAATCATGTACAACAAATTGGTCTTCTAAATATTCTCCATCTAAAAGAGTATCTTTAATATATACATCTTTATCTGTAAAATTCTGTTTAATCTCGAAAAATTCAAAATTTCTATTAATTAATACAGCTATTTTTTTTCTTATACATTTCGGACTGTTAAATTTTGAAGGATATGTAGTCGTTAGTAAAAAAAATCTTTCTCCATCCATTTTAGCACAAACTACATAAGGTTTATTCTTTAAAACTTGAAAATCTCTTTTTTCCATAGATACAGGTAAAACTCCTGGAAAAATCTTTTTAAAATTACATTCTTTCCAATAAGAACACGTCTTATCTTTTAAATATCTTACCAACTGAGTATCAGTTATTTTTTCGAAATTATCTGCCATGATTTTTGTATACTTATATATAATACAGTTCTTTAACTCTTTTAAAATTTATAAAAATTATCAAAAAGACTTAAAAAGACTTAAAAATTAGAATATAAATTAATTTATTATCGAATAAAAAATTCGAAGTTAAAATAATTTAAAAAGTTTTAATGAAATTTACCTATGTAAACCTAAATTTATTGCCAAGGTTTTCCAGAAGTAACAGCCGTAGGGTATGGACCCATCATCTGCGACAATGGTAAAAATCCACCGAAGCGAGTCTTAAGAGACTTTTTCTTTCTAAGTTGAGATCTTAGTTCTTTATTGGTTTTGTATCGTCTTTTTCCGTCAGATTTTTTGACTGTCAATTTAATTCCGCGCTTTTTAGCAGACAATTGAAGAGATTTGGAATGTTTTGGTGCTGTTTTTTTAGCGCTTCCATATTTTGTCCTCTTTACAACTTTTCGTACAGTTCTTTTTTTAACTTTTCGTACAGTCTTTTTCTTTGTTGTTCTTTTTGTTGTTTTCTTTTTTGCAGGTTTTCCGAAGAATAGTTTAAGAAATGATTTAGAAGTCATCGTTATCGTTTTATAATTAAAGCAAATAAAATAAATAAACGAAAATTAAAATTATAATTAAAACAATAATTAAAATCAAAAATGTTATATTATTTTTATTCGTAAGAGTTCCTGAAGTAAAATGTTCTTCAGAATCAAATAAAAAATTCCATTGTGTAGGTATTATATTTCTATAGTTATTTTCTTTAATGTATATAGTATCCATTTCTTTTGGTACAGTTTCTGAAACTATTCCTACTTCTTTATCTCCGTTAGAGTCTCTTAAAAATATAACAAAACCATCTTTACCTTTTTTTATATTAAATCTTGTATTATAAATAGTTGTAGTTGTATCTCTATAATTTTCATTTTCAAATATAGAACTTGTTCTAGTTGTTGTTATATTTTGATCTGGTATACTCATATCTCCAAAATATAACTTAGTATCTTTTTCATATTCGTCAATAGCGCGATCTCCTGTACTTCCTAATCTTTGAAATGTATAAAAATAATATCTAAGATATTTATTTTGATTTTTTATTTTAATTTTGAAATGATCTTTACCTTCTCTAACTATTTCGAATTTATTATCCGTAAAACAATCTTTGTTTTCTTTTAAAGTTCCAAATAAAAGTGCGTTATAATTTAAAAACATGTCAAACCCATTAGGTTTCATCATAAAAGTTTTATTTTCTATTTCTGGTAATGGAACTATTGGTTTAAACTTAGACGCAACTATAGAAAATTTAAAATTATCTTTATCAGTATAAGTTAAATCATAACCCTGTGATAACACGAAAGGGGAATCGTTTTCTCCTTTATAAATACTTGTGAAATACACACCGTTGTCTTCTCGGCTCGTTCCTTCTATAATATAAACCCCTTCTATTCTACTATTTTGTTTTTTAATATTAAATTTGCTATAAAGTGTAGGTTTATCTACAAGTATTATTTGATATGAAGAATCATTTTTGATTTTTTTATTTGATACTGTAAAATATTTATTATCTTGTTTGATATAAAAAGTCCCGTCTTTATTTTGTTTAAACATTATATCTGAATAGTAAGTATTTGAAGATGAAGTGGTATAAACTGTATTTGATTTGTTCATTAAAAATTGATTCTTTTTATAATTTTTAATATTGTATGTCTTTTTTTCGTCTACAATAAAATCAGGTTTATATACAAATTCGTGAAAATCGAAATTAAAATTACTTTTACTTTTAATTTTGTCGTAAGTATAACCTTGTGAAAGAACTAAAGGTGAAGAATATTTCCCTCCGTATATACTCAAAAAATAAAATTTTTTATCTTTGCGACTCTTACCTTGTATTAAAAGTTTTCCTGAATTTATAACTGTTTTAAATTTAGAATATGTATCTGGAATATGTACCAATTCTATAAGATAACTATTGTCATTTCCATAAGTTTTATTAGAAACTTGGGCATATAATCCAGAAGAATAATGTAGTATATAATATGTACCGTCTAATTGTTTTACAAATTTGAATGCTATATTCATATCTTCTCCTCCACCAGTATAAATAATATTTGTTCCTTTATCTTTTTTAATAGAAAAAGAAGTGTAATTATATTCAAGATAGTATAATTTATTTGTATCCATTTGTTTATATCAAATAAAAAAAACTAAGAGAAAAGTTAGATATTTTTTATATCATTTAAAAGTTTTGTAACTGTTTCTATTTCTATTTCTAATTTCGAAGATAATGTGTTGTCTTGTATATAAGTATCTCTTAAATTCCTAATACCTTTTTCGAAATTCTGCAATATACTATTTAACATGTTTAAAAATTCTTTAGGATTTCTATTTAAATATACTCCTTGTACACCCGTTCTTTCGTTTTCAATATCTTCAAAAGCTTTTTGAACTAAACTACTTGTATCTGATACTATTTCTTTAATAGAAGTTTCTGTAGATGTTCTCGAATCTCCTCTTATCATTCTCCATATGGATTGAAAATATGTAGTATCGTCTAATTCTACGTTCTTTTTTTTAGTATTTATTTTCTGTCCTTCTTGAATTTTTCCTATAACTTTTAAGTTTATTAATAATTTTTCAGTACAATCTCTGGTACACATCATTATATATACAAAAACATTAAAATAAAAAAAATTAAACATCGTTAGAATTGAAATAATTTATCTTTTGTTTATATTTATTTAAGAAGTCGTTTATATATTTCTTTTTAAAATCTTTTTTAATTAAAAATTGTCTAAGTTTAGTTTCATCTAAATCTATTTTTTTTTCAATATTTAAATCAGTAAATTTATCGTTATTTAAAAATATATCTCTTGCATTTTTATAATTAAATTCGGAAGGTATGTCGTATTTGTTTTTTATATTTTCTAAAACATTTTCTATAGTTCTATATTCTTTTATAAGATTATATGCAGTTATATAACTTATTCTTGGGATAGATGGACAATAATCACATCCGCACAATATACACATATCTACAAATTCTTTATAATTTAGTTCTAAATTAATTAAAACTTTGTCTAAATTTATCTGAGTATATGTATTATTTTTACGTGTTCTTAGAACCTTTTTACAACCTAAAGCTAACGCGTCGGTATCGTCTGTAAAAGTATAATGAACTATACCTTTTTTTTGTAATAAAACACATAAAGATTCTGCTTCTCCGTCAGAAGTTATAACATAGAATCCTAATATTTGTAACAATTCTTTACAATCTCTTTTGTGTTCTTTAGTTATTTGTATCATTTGTTTATTTAATTTTTGAACATCTTTATCATTTTTTTTATCATCACATTGTAATTTTCCTATCTTGTCTAAAATTTTTTGTCTATGTTTGTTACGTTTTTCTATGACACCTCTTTTTTCTTCTGGAGGTACACCGTCTAAAATAAATACAGGATATATCCCGTACGAAATAAATCTGAGACATTTATTTAAAAATCCGTTTATATGACATTGTGGATTATTTTGCGAAGAATATCTAAATTTGTATAATAAAATACTGGTATCTATAGCTATTATGGCTTTATTAAAATGTGCCAAATTGTATTCGCATACAGATTCGGGACAATATTTATTGATTAAGGCTGTTAAACCTCTAATACCCATATTTAAAATTGTAACAACAACTTTATATATAAATATTACAAAAAAACATAAAACAAGGCGCATATTTAAAACATAATTTCGTCTCGAATTTCTTCTTTTCTTCTTAAAACAATTTTTGGAATTTCCTCATCGTTTTCTTCATCGTCTGAAACATCTACAAATTTACTTTTTACTGGAACTACTTTAGTTATATCTAAAACTTTTTTATCTCTTATCCTTTCCTTCATAACACTATAACGTTCGTGATTTTCTATACCTATTTCTCTATAATGTAACACTTCATTCCAAAAGTTTTCTAAAATAGAGAAATTATCAATAAACCAATTGGGATCTCTATCAATATGTACGACATTTAATAACATATCTCCTTTGGTAAGAAAAGAAGGGACATATTCTATAAACACAGCTTTATCTAACTCACATATCTCCATATTCATTCTTATTTGAGCTATATAATGATTTGGTATTTCTCCCATAATTATTTTTCTTCTATATGGACATTTTACTTCTACTACTATACCATCTGTAGTGATATCATCTGGAGAACCAGCTAACCATTCAATAGTAGGATGAGGAAGAAGACCGAAGGATAGTGTTTTTTTATTATATAATTTACAATAATGATCTATTGCTTCGTCTTCGTATTTTTGTCCATGTTTCGTTGCATCATTTCCAGTAAAAGGTTTTTCCATTCCACATTTTTTAAATAAAACTTCTAAAGATTTCTGATAAGGATTATTTCCTAAAACTGTATCTATTAAACTAGAAGTTAAAACATTTTTTCTTTGAGCAAACCATTCGTCAGAACGTTGTTCGTGTTGTGGAATATTTAAAAGATTGATAACTTGAGGGTGACAATCGTCTGGTACTTGTTTTTTAGAATTCATTTTATTAATTTACACTATTCCATTTCTTTAAATTATATTAAATTTTAATAAGAAAATTAAAAAAATTTTTTATTTGTTCTTGTATTTCTTTTTCGGTTGTCATTTGTTGACATTTTGTTAAAAGTTTTTTTTGTTTCATTTGTTCTTTAACTTTTTCTTCATATTTTTGTTGTATTTTTTCTTCTCTTTTTAATATAGATAAAGCTCTGAATTTTCTTTTTTTAGGACTATCGCTTTCTTCTATAAAATCTTTTAAGACTTCATTAGCATATTTATTTATCATAAATTTTTTTACTAATTTTAATCTATTTAAAGTATCGTTTGGAAAAGATTTGTAATAAGAGTGGTCGAAACTTTTCATAAATTGGTCATTAGATGTTTTATATTTACACCAAAATTCAAACATTTTTTGATCTGTACTGTCATGAAAATGATCTAAAATAATTGGATGTAAATTTTCAAATTCTTTTACAGATATAAAATCTAAATTATAAAATTTTAATTCAATTTTAATTCTATAATATCTCTCAATTTGTTTATTATCATATACATTCCTTAGTGTGTAAAATAAATTATTACTATACTTAGAATATACGTTAATTATTCCTTTGTTTTCTATTTGTTTTACATTAAGTATAAAAGTATCTTTGGTTATTTTATGAGAAACTCTTATTAACATTTCCTCTTTTATAAGATTGAGCATAATAGAATTTATCTTTTCTTGTGTTTCTTTTTCCATTTCGTATATACATTATTTTAATCTTCGTAAATATCCTGAGGAATAAATTTCTTTCTTTCCGATGACCACAATAATCCCATACCATCTTTAATGTTTTTCAGATCGACGTCAAATATACTTGTCTCGTTTTTAGTAGTTTTTGATTTACCTTTTGTAGAAGTAGAGTTTTCCAAAGTAGTTGTAAGTTTTTCAATTTTCGTTTCTAATCCTTTTAATTTAGACTCAAGATCTTCTAATGTTTTGATTATTTCATTGTTGTTACCTTTTTTAAAAATTTTATCAACATATAATTCCGGTGTAGAAACATTATTTATAGCTTGAATATAACTGGCTTTGATAGGTAATCCTCTTGACATGATTGTATATTATACTATAATTTATCATTTTTATTAAAATTTTTACACGCAATTAATTACAATTTAAATTTGTATTATACTGTTATAAAGATTATGTTTACACAAAAACACCTTGAAATTATTAAACATAATAAGAAATATGTTTATAAAAAAAATTTAAAACCTATAAGTGACAATACATTTAATAAAATAAAGAGTTTAGCAATACCTCCTATGTATAAAACTTTGTGGATTTCTAAATCTTCTAAAGATAAAATACAGGCTATATGTTTAGATTCCAAAGATAGGAAACAATATATATACAATAAAAAACACACTGAAAGTCAAAAAAATAAAAAATATTTAAGAATGTACGATTTTATGAATAAGATGCCTTTATTTTGGAAAAAAATAAATAAAGAATCAAATTTCTTACCATTATGTACTTCAAAGTATCCTAAAAAATACATAATGTCTAATATGTTTAAAATAATAAAACTGACAAATATAAGAATAGGTAATAAAAAATATTTGGATTCTAATAATTCTGTAGGATTAACTACTCTTAAAAAGGAAAATATAATAAAAAATAAAAATAATCTTCATTTAAAATTTATAGGAAAAAGTGGTATATATCATAATATAAAAATAGATGATAAAAATATTGTATTTTTTTTAAATAGAATTTTAAAAACACCAAATGAATGGTTAATGCAATATCAAACAAATGATAAAAAATTTACAAGAATAACATCTTGTATGATGAACGAATATTTACAAGAAATAGTAGGTAAAGAATTTACTTGTAAAGACTTCAGAACACATTATTCTAATATAATATTTTTAAAAAGATTGAAACAATTGAGTATAAAAAATGGTACCAAATCCGAATTAAAAAATAACGTATCTGAAGCATTAGGTATAACTGCGAAAGAATTAGGTCATAATAAATCTACATCTAAAAAATCATATGTTAATAACAATTTGATAGATATGTATCTAGAGAATCCTGATAAAATTAAAACAAAAGATACCAATTTGTTATTGAAAATTGTGTATAAAAAAAAATAATTTTTTAAAATGTTTTGTCAATAAAAATTAAAATACTTTAAAAAATAAGTACATATTCGATTAAATACGACAACCATGGAAGATATAAAAAATGATTTTGACAAACTAAATATTTATGGAGATGGAGAAGAAAATGAAGAAGAAAATGAAGAAGAAAATGAAGAAGAAAACGACGAAGAAAATGAAGAAGAAAATGAATTAATTTCAAAAGATGGTGATTCGGATAACGAAGACAATGATGTCATTAATATAGAAGAAGAAAAAGTTGCTGTTTTAAATAATTCAGAAGAAGATTACGAAACAGACTTAAAATCGTTTAGACCTAAAGCTGTATGGGTAAACAATACATTAAAAAGAAAAAATATTTCTACGGAAGATTCTGAAATTTTAAAAACAGAAAAACGAAAAAAATGTTATGACATTTTTCATAATTTTTTTAAAAAAGATGTTACCGATTCATTTGGAAACGAATACTCATTTGACAATTCGGACAAAATAGCTAAAAATATAGAAAAAAGTATAAACAACTATGCTATAACAAATTTAAAATTACAAAAAGAACATCCTTCTTGGATGAATTATAAATTTATAAAAGAATATCATAAAGGATATTTTAAAGTTATAAGCAATATAAAAATTAACCCTAACGCACTTTCTGTTTTAGAATCCGTAAAAAGCGGAGAACTGAAACCAAGAGATATCGTATGGAAAACACATAGAGAACTAGACCCTATCAAATGGGAAGAAGTAGACAAACTTGCATCCAGAGAAATTATTAGAGATAATTCTGATAAAATCACTCAAGGTTTGTTCAAATGTGGTAGATGTAAATCTTGGAAAACTACTCACACACAGTTTCAGGCAAGAAGCGCAGATGAGCCCATGAATTTGTATATACATTGTGCAAAATGTGGAAATAGATGGAAGTGTTAAGACTGAAAAAAAAATAAATTCGTAAAATTTGAAAATATAATTTATTTATTTTACGTATAGAAAAGAACAAAAAAGACTAATGGAGAATTCGTCTGCATTAAAAATTTACAATAAAGATGGTTATGTTTATAAAATTATAGATATAAATGAAACTAAAATTTATATTGACAGTACTTTCAATTTATTATCTAAACGATTTTACGAAAACAAACCAAGAAAGCCCTCTGTCTTTAGACGGGGGATGAATTGGTTTAATTATAATGTCTCCATTGGTTTTCTATATATTTAAGTATAATAGATTCTGATATTTGACCTATAGATT